CTGCGAGCATCATGCGGGCACCCCTGCCATTCTGAGCACGCTAGGGAGATTGTCACTGACGGACCGCGCCAGCACGCGGCCATCGAGCACAATGGTCTGTTCGACCTTCTGCCCGTTGCCCATGCCGCCAAAGGCGCGTTGCATGAAGTCGGACCCGCGCGAGTTCAGCGGAATGACGGCTTCTGGTGAGCCGCCTTCACCAATCAAGGCATTCGTCGGTCCGTTGACGATGCCGCCGTTGGCGAACTTTATTGTCTTTGTTGCCGCCAAGGCAACCGCAATCGCGGCGACACCAAGTAGAATCGCTCCCGCATAAGGGATAGCAAACACCGTGGCCGTCAAGGCTTTCGCAATCGCCGTCAGGACGCCCATGACAAACGTACCGACCGCCGTGAGGACTGTCATTAGCGAGGCTCCCAACGCTGCGAATGCTCCGCCTACCGCCGCAAACATTCCCATGATCGAGGTCGAGGCCGCGCCCCATATCGCCGTCGTCGCTGCGGCTGCGCCTGCCTGCATGGATTGCTGGAGCGCCCACTGTGCGGCCAGTTGCACGCCGGTGTTCAGTGCCGCTTGGACAATGGCCATCTGCGTGGCTTCCCACGCCTGCTTGAGGTTGCCGCCCTTCACAATCACCTGTGCAATCCCACTCGTCCAGGTGTTGACAATCGAACCGATTGAGAAGGCGTTGCTCTGTACCACGGAGTTGAGTTGCTGTTCCCAGAATGTCGGGAACTGCCGGACGGTTTGCATACGCCTGGCTTCCGTCTCATCGTTCAGCTTTTGAATCGCGACGGCTTTGCGCTGTTCGTCAAAAATCTCCTGATCGATCAAGGCGCGCTTCAAATCGTACTCCGCTTGAATCAGGCTGAAGTTGACCCGCCGCGCCGCATTCGCTTTATCGCTCAACGAGGAATCCTGCTGGTAGTACTCGGCCTGCAACGTCGCCAGCCCTTGCACGTTCTCTAATTCCAGTTCGAGGATCTTGTTCCGGTCCCGATGCAACAACAGCCCGTCCTGAATGGCCTTGTTCGCCTGCTCCTCGTTGTGCGCAATCAGCGCCGCCGCTTCCGTCATATTCAATTCCGGCTTCAGCCGTTGCAGCGCCGTGATCTTCGTCAGCATCGCATCAAAGGCCGAGGTGTCCTGCGGGCGGAACTGCAATCCAGCGGCGAACTCCCCCGCCATCATCTTGTCGCCGAACGCCTGATTGCGCTTGTCGCGCCAGTAGATCTGCCGCTGCGTGCTTTTGACGATCCGTTCGCCGGCTTCTTCCTGCTTGCGGGCCTCCGCTTCGCGTGCGGCCATAAACTCTTCGTTGCTGCGCTTGGCTTCCTCGCCCAGTTGCTTTTGCATCTCCAGCGACTTCTTGACGCCCTCGACATCGAACCCTGGACCGCCTGCTTTCCTCGCCAGCTTATCCATCAGCTCCATCGTCTTAACGAGGGCATCCGTGGATTGCGCCCCGCTGTTGAGCACTCCGAAGAAGTTCGCCGCTGCACCAGTGCCGGTCGCCATCGCGTTGACGACGGACGTGACTGCCGGCGCGAGGAGTGCGCCCATCTGATGCCCCAGCGCCGAGGTCGCCGTGCCAAGATCATCGAAGGCCGTATCCGCTTGGTCAAGAGCGTTGAGCGCCTGCCCTGACAGCACTGCCCCCAGTTCCTTCGACCGTTCGACCGACGCCTTAAAGCCCTCTGCCCCTTTGTTCAAGACGGGGATGAGGTCTTGCCCTGACTTGCCGAGGAGGTCTGTAGCAATCGCCGTCTTATTCGCGCCGTCAGGCATGCGCGCAAAGAGTTCGGCGAGTTGTGACAGCGCCCCGTGCGTCGTGGTCGCCGTGATCCCCAGTTCAGCCATCTTGAACGCCGCTTGGCTATTGGGGTTCTGTGCGGCGACGAGTTGCTCAGAGAGTTTCTTGTTGACCGTCACCAGCGAGTCCATTGACAAGCCAGTTTGGTTCAGGATGGAGGTATAGCCTTGGAGTTCATCAACCGCGATGCCGGTTTTCTGGCTGATATTGGAGATCGTTTCCGCGTATTGCCCACCCGCCCGTACCATGGCAACGGCAGCGGTCGCCATGCCCAAGAACGCCGCCGCCCCGATCCGCCCTATGTTGGCAAGGCCTTTTTCAAAAGACCGCGCATCACCCTGGAGTTGATCGAGCGTCTTCTTGAGGTCTTTGGCGTCTGCCCCGATATGGACAACGAGTGAGCCGATATCAGCCATTGAACGCCCCCGCGATTCGCTTTAGTGCATCCATCGCTTCATCCGCCGTCATGCCGCGTTTCGGTTGCGCCGGTTGGAATCGTGGCATGAAATCATCGATGGTCAATTTATGCTTCTTATCCGCCTGCACATTCCACACGGTAGACGAGACAATCGCCGCGCGCAAGTCCTGGCGATACTCCCCGAACGGTTCCAGCTTGTAGTACGCCGCCCATTCCGTCAGTTCGTCGGAGGAAATGACGGTGAGCAACTCGCCCACCGTCTTTCCCAACGCTAGTGCTAGCTTGAAACAGAACTGTCGGTCTGGACGGCTGCGGAGTTTTTTAGCTTCTCCTCCACATCTTTATTGCGAAGTCCAGACAGCCGTTGCGCCACCTCGAAGCAGCGGTCCATCGCCGCCGCGTTCTTCTCGCCTAAGGCCGCGACATCGGCCTCAGAGAAGAGCAACGTGCCGGCTTCATCGCAGAGCGACAACGAGAGCAACACGGCTCGCGTGTTGTCGTGGATCATCTCCACCTTGTCGCCCTTGAGCTTGAAGCGCGAGGACTCAAACCGATCCCGTGCGCGTCCGTTGAGACTGCGCACATAGACCGATCCGCCCCATTCTGGCACCTGGACCTCTTCGATGGTCACATCGCCTGCCGACAGAATCTGATCGCGTGAGAGGCTCATGATACTCCCTTGTTTAGGTGTTGAGGGTGATGGATCCGGTGATCTTCAGGGTGATCGTCGCCGACTGGACATCGTCTGTCGGAAAGTCCTTGGCGAAGTTCGTGACGTAGGCCGCGAAGAGCATTTGTGCCGACGCGCCAGAACTGTTCGCCGTGGTCTGGATCAAGAAGTCGCGCTTGTGCCGGTTGGTCAAATCCGACCAGAGCAGCGCGTGCGTGTTATCGGCCGGCGTCCAATTCAGCTCGACGTCAATCGTCCCGGGGTCGATGAGGGACGGAATGAACTCTCGATAGTTGCCGGACGCTGCCGAGCTGTGCGTGGTGACGTCAATGGTCGAGACTTCCGTGCTCGGTCCCTTGATACCTTTGACTTCGCCAATCGTGGCATAGGTCGAAAAGGTGTTCGACCCGCTGGAGGCAGCGCCTCGCTTCAATAACGTTCCGTACGCGGCAATGGCATTCGTAGGCATAGTCAGCCTCCCTTGTGGTTAGGTCTGCGAGTACGGGTTCCCCCGCGTATGCTCGTAGACAGTGGAAAACCGCAAACCCTTCGCAAGGTGCGGCGTGGTTGCATCAATCTCAATGTCCAAATACTCCGGCGGATCGGTAAACATCGCCAACCCTGCCCAGGTTTCACTCGCCCCGATGCGCTGCTCTAAATCCGCCACCAGGCTATTCAGCATCTCGCCCCCGCTGCGGGTATCGGTCGAGGCGGACGTTTCATCTTGTCTGGTAATTGCCACGGCGTACCATTCCATCCGCCGGCGAACGCGCCCCATGACACTCTTCGTGAGTTCCGTCACGCAATCGCCTTCCTTAATGAGGACGGTCGGCGGATTGCCGGACAAGTTCACCCCGCTTTGGTTGTACCGCTGCACGCTGTTGATCGTGTTGGCGTAGCCGTTGGCGATGGTCACTTCGGCCACTGCCGCCGCGATCTTCTTCATGATCTGTTCTTGAATACTGTCAGCCATTCAACCCAACCGTTTGTTTCATCGCCTTGATCATCGCTTGCTCGGTGCCGCGATAGGACGCCTCCGCCACTTTGCGGAGGACCGCAGGCGACTCTCGTTGAATCTGTTGTGCGAACTTGAGCCGCGCCGGAATGACCACTTGCGGCACCAAGGCAACCACCCGCTCGCGCGCCGTCCCCGCGTGTTCACGGATCGCCAGATAAGCGCCCCGTGTCGGTCGAATCGTCATCCCCTGTTCATGCACGTTCAAAATGCGCGAAATGCCGATCTTGCCGCGCACGTTCGCTGAACTGTCGCCCCCCACAAACGTGAATACGTTCTTCCCCTTCGCGAGCGGCCCCGCCTTAATCCCTGGCGCCCCTTGGAGTTGTGCGCGGATAAAGGACTTCCGCATCCGCTGCGCCCCTCGCTTCATCTCCTGGCGCATGTAGCGGACGCGCAACTTCTCCGATTCGCTAATGCCTTTGACAAAGGCCGTCACGCCAGAAACCGTCAAGGTGCCGAGTGCGCTCATTGTTCAATCACCCGCATCAAGAGATCCTCTTCCAGAATGTCGGTACTGGTC